TCACGATACATAGCCTGCGGGTCTTGGCGGGGCTGAACGCGGACGCCCGGTGGCGCGGCTTCCTGCGCGATTAGCGCCTGCGTCTGCGTCCATCCGCGCTCACGCGCCGCTTTGATGCGAGGGCCAAGTCCGGGAACACCCATCATGGTTTCCTCAACCATCGCCCAAGTGCTATCAGGCTGCATTTGTCCCGGCGTCAACTCCACGCCTCGACCCGTCAGGTTACGCGCAGAGCGAGTCATATCGCGGCCTCGCGCAAGCGCACTTGCCATAGCCTGCGCGGACGGCAGCACACCGCCAACAGCGCCGCCGACAAAAGCGCCGGTCATACGATTGTCCGGCCCAGACGCTACAGCGCCTTGCACAGCGCCTTCCGTCATTCCCGACAACGCGCCACGCGAAGCCATGCCAAGCCGACCAGTAGCACCGGCAACGCCCATGCCAACCGGCAACAACGCGGCAGTTTCGCCAACAAACGCGCCCGCTTTGCCGGGGAGCGAGCCTTGCGTAATTGGCGCACCTTCCAACTGCATTTTGCGGACGCGATTTGGCTCGACCATGCCGAGCATTTCGCCAACATTGGCAGCGATGTTTCGCGCACCAAGTCCAAACCCGTAGCGGAATCGCTCCATCCCCGTAATCGGACGAAACCCGGTCTTGGGGTCATAGTGCATCGCATGGGGCTGCGTCTTTTCGCTTGGAGCCTGTGACACGCTATGCGTCATGGCGGTAGCCGCGCTTGACTGCTGCTCTTGGGCAAGCCTGCGCTTAAACGCTTCAACTTCCTCTGGCGTAAACTCCGACATTACTTTTTCCCCTGCGACCGCTTCCAACGCTCGTACCGTTCATCCGGCGTTTCAACAACAACACGGGTTGGGTCAAGACTATAACTCTCCGCAAGCCCGCGATACCGCTCTGCCGTTTGCTCGGCAGAATTGCGCTGGTTGTTGTAGATGTTAGTCGCTTCGTTGCGAAACGACTTCCGCAGCGACGGGGCCATGCGCTGACCAGAAAGAATCCGATTGACCTCGCCCTGCACCCGTTCGCCAAACGAACCAGACGCCGCAGCCGTTGCAAATTCGCTTTCGCGCACAACGGAATTGGGGTCAAGCAGTTTGACATACTGGTACAGCAGAGACATATCGCCCGCGCCATTGTCTGCGGTAGACATAATTTTTTTGTACGCATCAGAAATCGTGCGAAACGGCGCAGTCTGCGTGGTGTATTCGTCGCGCAGCGTGTTTTCGTTGGAAAAGGTCTGCCCGCGAGTCAGTCCGGTATCAACGCGAATGCTCGGCCCTTGCGGAAGCCGGGTTTCTTTGTCAATGGCTCGATCATAATCAGCCCGCCTCGGGTCGCCTTCGGGCAGCGCATTACGCTCGGCAATCAACCGCCCAAGACCGGACATAGCCTCAACTTTCTGCCGCTCCGGTGCCTGCATCCCGGTTGCACGCTTGCCGCCACGCTTGCCGAACTGCACAAGACCTTCGGTAGTCTCAACGGGGGCGTAATACTCCTCAGCATCGGGGGTTTCCATCGTCCGCGCAAGCCTCGCCGCAAGCAGCGGGTTTCCTTTCATCGCAGCCACGCCGCCCGAAGTCATCGCAAGGCGCATGATATCGTCCTGCGTTGGCGCAGTCCCGATGCGACCGGCAGGCGCAACCTCGGTCAAATCCTCGACCTTTGCGGGGCCGATACGACCGGCAGGCGTAACCTCCGTCAACGCCGCTTCGGTTTCCGGCAACCGCCCGCCCGTCAGCAACCGCGCCAACTCCGCCCCGGTGCGCGTAGCGGCAGCGCCCGCCTTCTCCTCGGCCTCGTCAGCCTTACGCGCTGCACGGGCAGACAAGAACGCCTGCAAGCCCTGCACAAGCGGTGCAGCGGCAGGGATAGGCGCGCCCCCCACATCCTGCGGGGTGTACGCTTGATTGGCGAGGGCTTCAGCCATCCGGCGACGGCGACGAGCCTCGACCATCTGCTGATCGTATGCGGTCGGCGCGTTGAACGCTTGAACCTGCTTGTAACGGTTATCTGCCATTCATGCCACCGTAAGGGTTGGGCTGCGTGGTCGGCGCAAGGCTGAAAAACTGCTTCTTCTGCCCGTTTGCCTGCGGCACCGAAGTCTGGTTCTGAAGCAACTGCGCGAGTTTTTGCGGCTTGGTCGGGTCGGCCTGCCCCGCGTACATCGTGTTCATCGGATTCATTTATCGACCTCCCGCCGCCGCACCCGCCGCACCCGCCAGACTGCCGTACAAACCCATTCGGGCGTTATACGCCGCCGTCTGATTAGCGTAGTTCTGTTGTGCGAAGTTACCCGCCGCCTGTTGTGCGCCGAAGATTGGAGCCGCCGCCACGTCCGCGCCCTGATAGGCTTGGAACTGCGGCATCTGCACCTGTGCGCCGCCCATGATCGCCGCAATCTCGTTAAGCGGCTGCGAGCGTAGCGCCAACTGCTCCTGCAACGCCGCTTGACGCTGCGCGTTCTGAAACGATGCCGCCGCCTGCGCCTGATTGAACCGCTGACCCTGCATCGCCGCACGAGCCTGCGCCTGCTGCAGCGCCGTCTGCTGGTTCTGCGCGAGGGCAGCGTTGTACAGACCGGCAATGTCCATATCCTGCCCGAACTGCTGACCGGCAGCGGTGTTGTACGCCCCCGCAGCGCCGATGCCCTGTTGGAAGTTCTGCGCGATGGCACGGTTAGCCGCGTCCTGCGCCGCCTGCTGCGTCTGGAACGAGGCCAACTGACCCTGCCGCCCGAACTCACCCGCCGCCATGCGCTGCTGGAAGTTCTGTTGCTGTGCCTGATTCGCCATCGCTTGTGCGGCCTGCGCCTGACCGAAGTTCTGCCCGATGGCCTGATTGCCCGCCGCCTGATTCTGCATCGCCGCTTGGAACGCCGCCAACTGCGCCTCGTTGCCAAACTGACCGGCCTGCGCCCGCTGCCCAAACGCTTGCCCCTGCGCTTGGTTCTCCGCAGCCTGACGCGCAAGGGCGTTCTGAAAGTTCTGTTGCGCCGCCGCGTTCTGCGCTGCGGTGGCCTGCTGGCCCGCGCCAAAGCCCGCCAGAGCCGCTTGATTGGCAAACCCACCCAACGCCTGCGCCTCGCCCAAGCCCTGCTGACGCGCCGCCATATCGAGGTTCAAGCCCTGCAACGCCGCTTGCGTCCGCAGGTCGTTTTCCTGCTGCTGCTGTTCCGTGATGGCAGCGTTAAACGCCTCGCCGCCACGGACAAGACCCTGATTCGCCAACTGCGTTTCAAGTTGCGCCCGCTGACGCTGCAACTGAGGGTCAAGGCGCGACATAATCGCCTGCTGCGCCGTCATCCCGGCGTTTACGGGCATCGCGGCAAGGTTGGAGGTGTCCAACTGCCCCTGCAGCCCCGGCGCATTCGGCCCGCCCTGCATCGCCGCAGGGGTGTCCGGTGCGCGGGCAACATCGCCCACGCCCGTCAGGTCGTACTGGCTGCGAAGCGACGGAGCGCCTACGCCGCCCTGCGCCGCGCCAAAGGCACCGCCACCCGGCCCGCCACCCGCAGCGCCCAAGCCGGAAGCGTCAAACCCTTGCAGATTCAACCCCTGCGGCCCCGCGCCCGCAAAGCCGTATTGCCCCGCCGTGGGGCCGAAGTTGACCGGCAGCGCGTTCACGCCCGCACGGGCCTGACCCATCGCGCCGAGATCGGGAGCCTCGCCAATGTCGCCATACCCGCCGAAGTTGAACTGCTGCGCCGGAAGCCCCTGCGGGGTGAAGTTTGAGCCGTAGATATCCGACACGCGCCCGATGGCCTGCTCACCGAGGCCGGACAGCGCCCGCTCTACCCGCTGCTGCGCCTCTAGGGTCGCCTGCGCTTCGGGAGTTAGATACTGCTCAATCATGGGCGTATCCAAGTCCACCATTTCGGTAAACATATCGCGGGTGGGCATCACATCGCCCATGTACTCGCCGCCGCCGTAGCCCTGATTAAACCGCTGCATCTGCCCCGGCCCCATGCCCGACTGGTCAAGGCGACCGCCGCCGAGAAGCATCGCGGTCGGAACCTGCGACCCCGTGGGCAGCGTGGTGAATCCCTGCGAAAACTCCCGGTCATCCATGCCCAACGCCTGCCGACGAGCAGCGGGCATTCCTTCGGCTTTCGCACCGCCATACAAGCCCATAGGCTCGCCGCCCATCTCCACGCGCTGACTGCCGCCACCGGGCTGCATCGCGCCACCGCCGATATCAACAGGGGCAGAGGAAGGCGGGGTGCCGGTAGCCTGCGGCTGACGCGACCGCCAATTCGCCATCGCAGCGTTGTACGCATTCTGATTGAACTGCGGACGCCCGAAGGTCACGCGCTGCCCGCCAAGCGGGGTGATGACGTTAGGATTTGACAGCCGCGCCGTGAGCCGCGCTGCTTCTAGGTTGGCGATGCCCTGCTGCTGCGCAGCACCCGCGTAATCAGGTGCCGGGGGCGGCTTCGGTGTCTTTTTGCCCATATCTCGCGTCCAAGTAACGACACGCATCGCGTGTCATCGTCAACATCACAAAATCTCCATCGGGACGCGCATCCTTGATGCGACCTTCCTCAATGAAGCCCATTTTCTTGACTACCCGCAACGCTTTGGCGTTTCCGCTCGATACAGGCGCGATGATTTTTCCAACGCCTGCAACATTGAACGGATAGTCAAAAATCGCTGCTAAATAGCGTGATGTGAGTCGGCCAGCGATGACGATGTGACAGACAATGCTCGCGCCGCAGTATTCTTCGTAGATTACGCCTGCGACAATTTGCCCGTCACGCTCTAACCCTATCGCTTCCGACCTTTCCGCGAAATAGCCTCTGCCTAAAACCTCTGCAACCCACGCACCAACTGGTGCGCCTGTGATTATACGCCCGCCCATCCGGTTTGGAAAACCACATCGGTCGCCGCCCACTCAATCTGCAAGCCGGACGATGCCGACTTCAACTGTAGTGCGCCGCAATACCCAATGCCGGTAATCCCCTGCCACGCATTAGTGATCTGAAGGTCTGAACCCCACAACATCGAATCCCACAGCCCAACGCCCCACGCGCCAAAGGCTGAACCCGAATAAGACAGCGCGGAACTGGTGTCCATCGTGTCAAAGTCGATGTTCATGCTCAACTGCACTTGCGGCTGTCCGTTGGTAAAGAGCGAGGGACGCGCGCGGGTAAAGTATTTCTTGACGCCGCGACTGCCAAAGTAGTTGAACGCCTGCAGGCAGTTTCCGGCGATGTTTGCCGACCCATCGGTATAGCCGTCATCCCACGCCTTGCCGACAAATCCGGCACCGCCAAAGTAGGGGTTTCCGTTAAAGATTTCCCAACAGAAGGCATGCCAGCCCTTGAACTTGCACCACGAGGTCGTAATGGTGTTCATCACATACTGCTCTTGTTGCCCCGTGGCAACCGGCACGTTTACCCATACGGCAGTATTCTTCGGGGAGTACACAATCTGCCACCCGAACGACGAGCCGTAATTGACCGTTGCAGCCGTGATAGCGCCCTGAATCTTGTTCGACAGCGCCACACGCGGGTCGAGGCGCGAGGACTGAAGCGACTGTGCAAGCGGCATCAGGCCGTCATAGGTCAAAAGCAGCAGGTCGCCCGCGTACTTCAGCAGGCAGCGGTTGCCAATCGGCGCACCGAGTTTCCAGATACCCGCAAGCGCCCACGTCGCCGCGCTCGACGGGTCGGTTCCACGGTAAACGATGACCTCGCCCTCGCTCGTCACGAATACGAGGTTGTCATCCACGCCATATCCGGCGTCAATCGTCCAAGTGTCAAGGTCAACCAACACGCCGCCGAGTTTGGCGATAGAGGACAAATCAAGGACAGCCGCCGCGCCGCCTGCGCTAGAGGTCGGCAAGTACCACGCCTTCAGCGTATTCTTTTCGATGAACCACACGCGATTCTTAAACAGCGTGACGTTAGAAAGGTTGGTCGTAGTGACGCCCGTGATCGCCGGGGACGATACGCCCGTAATTGCCGTCCAAGTCGTGCCGTTGTAGAGGCGCGGCGAGTCCGCCCCGTTGACGGCATACATGAAGTTGCCGCCCGATGTCGTGAAGTTCACATACTCCCATCGGGCATTGGACAGGCTTGACACCACCGCAGCGCCTACAGCGCCCTGCGTGGTCACATCGTAGATGGCATTGGGGGACGTAGCAGCGGCAAAAAGGCGGCTCGTCGTAGCGCCTGCGTAGTGCATCAGCGTTTCAACCTGCCCGCCGAGGCCGGTCGCCCAAGACTCGTAACCGCCGCGCAGCACAACGCTCGACACGGTTGGGAAGAAGTTTTCCAGCGTCACGGCGTCGGTTTCATCCATGTTCGCAAGCGAGTCACGGGCGTTCCACCCGCCCACAGGGGCAGGCAAAGACGCAACCGAGGCCGCATTACGCTGAATGAGTTGCCGACGCGCCATCAGTCAATCCCGTAGCCGCTGTCAGGGAGATTGTCGTACCCGATCAGCACCGTCCCCGGTCGCGGGGCAAAAGACAGGTTCGCCGCGCTCGTATCCTGCGCGATGCAGGTTTCAAGTTCCTGCAAGTAGTTGCGATACATGGCGGTCGTGTCAAAGCCCTTCGCCTCAAAGTACTTGAGTTTGGTGGACAGCACCATGAGCCGGTCGGGATAAATGCAGGTATCCGAGTCGGCGGTAAACGAGGTCTTTGGCGCACCCGCCGCATCCTCGACCCATGCGTTACTGCGGTACTCAAAGCCAAGCACCTCGTCATACGAGATACCCGGCCAAATCTGAAAGTACTTGCCAAGCAAACGCCACCGGATACGCGGGCCGGTCGAGATATAGCCCGAAAGCAGCCATTGCCATTGCTGCGCGTCCTCGGGGCCGAGCAGTTCCCAACGCTTGCTCTTGTCCCATTGGGTACGCGGGATGATGGCATCGTAGTCGGCAGGCAGGTCGTAGCGCACTTTCTGGAAAGTCACCACGGCACCCGTTCCGTCAGCCGTGACAGCCTGCGAGAGCGTGACCGTGGTGCCGTTGTTCACTACGCTGATGTAGGTGGCATTAGGGATGCCCTCGCCTACCACCTGATAGGTCGTATCCAGTCCCGCCGTAGATGGCACCGTGAGCGTCGTAGAGCCGTCTACCCACGTTCCCGTTGTCTGCGTCCATTGGGTCGTGATCAAGTGCTGACGCACCAACTTGCGCCAGTCACCCCGACGCAGCAACTCGTACCCGCTGGCGTTCATCAACGCAAGAATTTGGATTACATCTTGGTTGGTGTTGCCGATAACCGCGTTAGGCGTACTTACGCCTAGTTCGTTGGTCACCTGCTGGACAAGTTGAAGCATCGTGGTCATGGGTTATTCTTCCTTGCGCTTTCGCTTAGATTCTACCAATTCGCGCATCTGTTCCTGCAACGCCGCCAACTGCGCCCGCGTTTCCTGAAGTTCCTTGTTAGCCTCAGCACGATTCTTGTGCTGAAGGAACATTCGCGCCCGCTCACGCAGACCCGCACCGCCCATGCCGATACGCTGAATATGGGCGTCCGAGGCCGTGGCGACCTGCTCGACGGTCTGGAACTTGAGGATGTGCAATTCTTCCATCTGCGAACGATTGAACTCGTCAGGGGCGGCGCTGTGCCAGTCCGAGAGAGGCGTTCCGATCACCGGAGCGCCATCGCTCTGCTGCATCTGAAAGTGCAGCCATTGACGCGGGAACCGCTCTTTGTGGTCATCGCGCACCGGCTGTTCGACGATGTTGGTTTTGTCGCCCGGTACCATGATGCGGACAAAGGGCTGACCCTTGTAGTCCTTCAGGTCGGACAGGTAAAACTCAACGTGAAGAAACGAGTCCGCGTTAGAAACGTCAGAATCAAGCATGGTTTACTCCTGTGGGGATTATGCTTTAGCGCCTGCAACGCCGTACCACTTGTTGAGTGCTACGGCAAAAAAGATGCTCACATGGTCGCGGGCGACCGATGCGGAAGGGTTCTGGTTAATCGTGGTTGCCGCTTCATGCGCGTAAACCTTCAGGGCATTGGTGCCGCTGTTGGCGATGTAGATAACCGCGCCCATTTCGGTCGGCGGCAACCTTACGCCAGATCCCGATGGCGTCACGTCCACCGAGTTATAAACATGGGTCAACTGCAGCGCCGTCGCTTGCGTTGAACCCGTCGCGGTAAGGTCATCGACGCCATCGCCGCAGATTGCTACGGTCGATAGCGCCGATGCCCCCGCACCTAGCACACGGCTAGGTATCGTCATGCGCCGAGGACGCTAACCCAAGTGGTCGGGCTGGTACCCACGAACACGCGCCGCTTGGTCGTGGCAATCGCCACGGAAGCAGCGCCGTCAATGGTTCCCGAAGCCGGGTACACCGTCAGCGAGTTCGCACCGTCATTTGCCACAACGCTCATCGCACCGGCCTCCGCAGGCGGCAGGCGAACGCCCGTGCTTGCAGCGGTAGTGCTGACGACATTGTTAACAGCCGACAGCGCAAGCGCCGTTGCAGAGTCGGTGCCAGCAGCCGTAAGGCCAGTAGCAACATCGCCGCAAATCGCCGTAGCCGTCGAACCCGGCTGACCCGAACCCAAGACGCGAGAAGGATATGCCATTCTGCTCTCCTGAAAGGAGGAGGCGGGTTTTACCCCGCCCCCTGTGGGTTACACGCTAGTCGCGCTGAACCAAGCCACGTCGCCAGTCGCCAGAGCGACCGGAGGCGAGGTGTACGAGCCAGCCGTCGCCGTGACAAGGAACGTGGTCGTGTTGACCGTGCAAGTCGCGGTGCTAGCGGTAATCGTCGCATTGGCCTGCGCCAACACATAACGACGACCGTTCGCACCCCAAACCTGCAGACCAAGCGGCCCGATAGTCGGGACAGCCGTGCCAGCCGAGTTCAGGTTGGTGTCGGCTTTGTCGAGCAGCGCGGCACCGATAACCGGAGTAACTGAAAAAGTCATGGTGTTGCTCCTATTAAGCGATGAGGACGCCGCTAAACTGCGGGCCCGACGAGGTGAGGTTACCGGCCCAACCAATCAGTTTGACGACCGCATCCTGATTGACCGACTGACGCTCGCCACCAATCGGCACAAAGTTTCGATCCTTGTGCGGACGGAAGTGCAGATACTTGGTGTTGAGGAACCACATGTGGTTCGCGTTGCCCGACCCGCTGTTGTAGGTCGAGGAACCGATACCACCGTCCAGCACCACGTCCGAAGCCATGCCCGCGCCGAAGTACTTCAGCGAGGCGAAGCCAGCGCCAGCCATGCCCGAGCCTTCGCTAGAGATACGCTGAATGGCCTGCAGGCTCTGGAGGTACAGACGGTAGTAGTTGCTGTCAGCCACGATAAGGTCAGGCTTATCGGTGCCGCGCACCAACTGAACCGCCAGCGAGTCCATGTACTGCTGGATGTTGGAGGCCGTGACAGCAGCGCCGCCATCGGTCACGCCGGAAAACTTCTTGCTCTGCCAGAACGACCAAGTGGCGCGGTTGATGCCGCCATAGGTACCCGAGGACGGAGCATCGGGGACAGCCGCAGCAAGACCCGTGAGGTTCTTGCCCGAATTGCCCGTGCCGTCGCCGTACAGGTCGCCGCTGATGCGGTTGGCCAACTGCGCCTCAGCAACCGACATACGACCGTCGAGGAGGTCGATGATGGCCTCCTTACCCGAGTTCTGGATCATCTCCAGACCCGAGATGGTCACAGCCGCAGCGTACTGCGTGATGCTGAACTGCGCCGCCGAAATGGGCGAGTTCTGACCGACGTTCAGCACTTCGTAACCCGAATAGGAATTCGTGTTGTTCGTGGTGCTGTCGTTGTACATGATTTCCTGAAGGATGACGTTACCGCCCGAGAACGTCTTGACGTTCCCGCGCTCCTTCAGACGACGAAGCAACGCATTGTTGTTCGTCACGTTGTCAGCGAGTTCACCCGACCGGCTCTGAATGTTGGTCGCAATGATATCGCTGATACTGGAATTGGCAAATGCCATGTTAAAACTCCTGTATCAAGTGATTAAACACGGTCTGCGAGGCCGTCAAATGCTTCAGCCAACATAGACCGACGATCTTGCGCTTTGGGAGCCGTGTTCGTTCCGGGTGTGGAACTTCTGACGCTGACCGCAGCCGCCCGTGCCGCTTTCGCTGCACGATTCAACTCCGTTGCCTTCTTCGCTTGCTCTGCAGCCTGTTGTGCGGACTGCACTCGCTCAAAAAGCGCCGGGTCTAGGCGTATGGCTTTATCATACGCCTCGTCAAGTGTGGATGCCAAACCGCTCTGCAGCAGGTTGACCATGACAGGCCGTGCATCCTCAAAGTGTTCAGCCTTCGCAGCAAAGTCGTTAATCTCCGACAGCAACACCGCGTTCTGTTGCTGTTCCTGCTGCTGCTTCCACGTCAGAACTTCACCGCGAACCTGCGCCAACTGGTTCTGCAAGGCGTAAAGGTTCTGGTCAACAGCCGGGGCAGGCTGCACCCCGCCGAGGTTTACCCCGTACTGCTGCGCCAACTGCTGAAAGTACGCCACGCGCTGTTCAGGCGAGGACGTGCGGAGCGTGTAGTCCGCTTCCATCAGCGCCTTTACCGCCTGCGCGGGCTTGATGCCAAGCCCTGCAATCGTGGTTTCGTAAGGCGAAATGGCCTCTTTCATCTCGTCGGCAAACTGCGCCTTCGACAGCAACGGCTCGACGCCTTTACGCATCTGCTCCTCGCGCTGCCATGCGTATTCCTGAATCTTGGGGTCAGCCTTTGCCCAATACTCGTGATAGTCCTTTTTCCACGATGCCGGGGGCTTGCGCCATACGGGTTCCTCGGCAGGCTCCGTAACCTCGGGTTTCGTTTCGTGCTGCGGTTCTGCCTTTACCTTCGGAGCAAACCGCCCCGATTCATCACGCGCCGCCTGTGGCGTTTCGACGGGTGTTTCGCCCGACAATTCCGCTACGGTTTCCACGCCCTCAAACTGCTCTGCGAGTTTCTCGCGCCGGGTATCTTCCATTTCACTTTCTCCTGTGGGGATCATTGGTGAATCGCGCATTGTCACGCAGTCTGTCGAGGATGCGATTAGCCTCGGCGTGCGTCATGCTCTGAACTTGTGCAATCAACCGCTCTTTACGGGTGTCCTTTACCTCAGGGGCGCGGTAATGCTTGGTCGGGTCATCGTTGCCGACCTCCACGCAGCCATAAGCCTTCAGCATCCGACGATGCTGCGACCGAGACGTGACCATCTTGCCGTCGAGCATGGACTTGTAGGGCGTGATATCGGGCTGAACGTAGTGGTATTGCCCACCCTTGCCCTTTACCCGCTCGACCAACTCGCCGTCATTCCAAACGTATGTGCGTTTCATAAAAGCAACAGCACCTCCTCGTCATCCATTTCGACATACGCCTCGTAAAGTCGATTGGTAGCCTCCAAGTCAGCCAAAAGCGCGTCCCAATTTACGGTCGCGGGCTGTAGCGCAATACCGGGCGTTTTGGGCGCATCCACAAAGGGGGCTGCGATAGCCGCCACCACCTCGGGGCGACCCTCCAAAAGCACCTCGTATGCGTCCTGAATCTGCGCCCGACGCCGCTTTCGCGCTTCGGTGTCATCGTCAAACTTCCTGCGGCGCTTTTGATCGCCGTCATGGGTGTCAATCACCACAATAGGCGTTGCAGAGAATACTAAATTGGCGTTGTTACCCGAGTACGAGTAAACCCCGCCGTCAGCCAAAAGCGTAAACGCACCTACGGGCG